GAAACGCAGTGTTTGGATAGTATTGCCGAAATACTGCTCGGTCTTCGCCTTCGCCTGCTCGGAGGACATATACTTATTGTACTCCTTGTACTTGTTGTAGACCTGCTCAAGCAGTTTTACCTCCTCCTGGAGCAACTGCAAACGATTATCCGATGCACGGGTAGTTCTGCTGCTGCTCTCATTCAGTTGGTCAAGAGCGTTAAAATACTCAAGAACGGCATAGGCTGTATCCATATATGCCTTGGAGGTAGCAATGGATGCCTCGGTCTCCTTCTTCTGCTCGGGAGTAAGGTTCTCAAGCGATTTGGTAAGCGTTTTCACTTTCTCATCCCTATCCTTGTATATCTCCACCGCTTTGGCTATGGCATCGGCTTGGGTCGACATCGCAAGAATCTCATCATCTTGGAAGAGTCGCACATCCTCTCCCGTTCCGCTCTTGATAGCTACCTTGAACTCCTGGAGTTTGGTCTGAATGGCTGTCATTGCCTTGGTAGCCGTAGACACCGCACTCTTTGAACGGATACCCAAGGTAATCTCGGCATTCTCAATGGAAGAAGCCAAAGCCTTGATGCTCTCGGCTGTCTCATCCATACGATTCTTCAAGCGGGTAGCCTCTTTCTGCGTCATCTTGAGTTCCTGAACGCCCGATGTAGTGTATACCCTCTTGTTACCCGAGATGAGTTGGTCAGCCATATCGTCATACTCCGCTTGCAGTCTCGCAAGTTTCCTCTTATTCTTAATCAGCTGCTTCTCCGCATCCGACTTGGATAAATTCAGCTCTGCCTCATAGAGCAGTCTTGCCTTTTCAGCCGATATACCCAATTCCTTTCCGTACTCCTTCACGGACTCAATAGCGGCAGGATAGGAATCCGAAAGCTGCTGTGTGACCCTCTTGAGTTCCTTTTCCTCCTCGGCAGTACGGTTGACCTTCTGGCTCAACTCCTCGTACCTCTTGATAAGGACACCTACCGACTGCTCCTTGTTCTGTATATCCGCAACGGTGGCATTCAACTCCTCCGCACTCTCCTTTGCAGTCTTCGCGTGCTTGGCAAAGTTGAATATGGCAGCACCCAATGCTACTATGGCTGCTATGGCAATAGCATACGGATTGGAGAGCATAGCCACACGGAGTCTCGCAACGGCTTTTGATACAAGACCTGTGGCGGTAGCCTCCTTGATTCTTGCTGCTATAAGCCGTTTCGACATCGCAATGGAAACAGCTCTCGCCCTCGTCTCCGACATCAGCGCAGACACGATCCTCGGCAACCAAACAGTATTGTTCTTGAGCAAAGCCGCCTCTGTTGCTTGGGTCACGGTCAAAGCCGTAGTAGCAACAGTAGCGGCCTTGGTCGCTACAACATAGGCGACTAAACCATAGGTGGCACCGGCAACAAGGTCATATACCGTCTTCCAATTATTCGCAAGACTCTTGAGGGTCTTGATAATACCATCCATAGCAGCACTCGCCACCTTGGTATTACCCATCTCCTCGTACATTATGCTGATACTGTCCTTGAGGTTGCTCCACCGTCCTGCAAGAGTTTCTGCCTGCTTCTCCTGCATCTTGTAGAACATACCTCCGGCATTGGTCATATCGTCAAATATCTCCTTGACTGTGCTGAACGAGATAGCCTTCTCCGAGATGAGTTTGAACACATCGCCCGTAGTTACCAACTCGCCTCTCAAGTCGGTCAGTTTCTTTGCAAGCAGGTCAACCATAGGGATACCCAATTCGGTAATCTGTCTCAACTCCGTTCCTTTCAGGACTCCCGCTCCCTTTATCTGGCCGTATGCAAGCACAATTCTGCTCATATCGGCACCGAGACCTGCGGAGATGTCCGACAACCGCATCATAGTATCGAACAACTCCTCCGTCTCAATCTTGTATGCAGCCAACTGCTTGGTGTATTTCACCAAGTCCTTGATTTCGTAAGGAGACTTGACCGCTGCAACCTTGATTTGGTCAAACAACTGATTCGCCCGTTCCGCATCCTGAATGAGTGCTCCGAGAGAAACCCTCTGCAACTCAAACTCTGCCGTGACCTCACGGATATTCTTGACGAAGCGGACTCCCGCAGCAAGAGCCGTATAGAGACCGAGACGCTTAATCAATCGAGTGATGTATCCGTCCTGATTGCTGTACTCCTTATTGACCGCACGGAGTTTGGCACGTTTCTTCTCAAGTGCCTGGTTCGCCCGGTCTTCCGCCTTGACCGATGCCTGAAGGGTGGATGTATAGCCTCCTGCCTCCCTTGCAAGGTCACGATACTGCTGACGCAACAGATTGCCTTTGGCACCCGACCTCTCCGAAGCCGAGAGTTTATCCCACTGCTTGTTGAGTTCGGCCATCTTCGCCTTGAAAGAGTTGAGGTCTTTTGAGCCTTGTTTGGCATTATTGGACATCTTACGGATGATAGTGGCAAAGTCGTTCATAGACTGCCTATCCTCCTTGCTGATTTCCATTTTGACCTTCAGAGGGTGCTTATTCACAATATCCTGAAGCTCATTCAGCGCATCCTTCACATCCTTCTTGGCATCATCCTTACCCGAGGATGTGTCAAACCCAACGGGGAAAACCAATTTTTCTTCTGCCATATATCTTGGTGTTTAATGTCATTAATCCTCCAAAGACATCGCATATCTCTGAAGCTCATCCATATCCATCTCTGATGGGTCTTTCTCCTCTCTCTTTGTACCTATTCCGAATCTCGCAAGGATACTATGAGTCTTCTCATCGGTATTCAACTCGCTGTCCTTATCCTCCGCTTGGCTCTTGTAATACTTATAGTCGTAGTCATAGTATGGCTTATCTATAAGCATCATCGTTACCATACGTTCCGAGTCAATGTACCAATAACGCAACCACGCCCAAAAGCAATAGTTCCCATATATATGCTTTATCTTCTCGTTATCCGAGCAGGAAGCAAAGAAGGAATCTACTTGCTGTCCTGTTTTGTCGTTGAAGCGTCCTCCTTGAGCATCCCCTCCGCGCTCTCCATTCTTGCTTCGTACTGCTCTATTCCTTTGCCAACCAGCCTCGTAGAGAGCGCGAGTTGAGCCTTTGTAATCTGCCAATTGGCAAAGAAAAAATCCACATCACGATTGTTGGCTCCCATCGCATTGATGGAGCAGGTGACCTCGCTATCCTTCAAGTCAAGCAACCGCCATCGCAATGACCACAAAGGACGGAGAAAGATTGCCCAATTGCCCAAGAGATAGTATGCTGCTGTCTTGCTATGCAGCGTCCGTATCTTCTTGTCAATACGTTTGGCTTCCTTCAGTGTCAGACCACCTTCAGCCTTTTTCTCAAGGTAGAATGCCTCCTTCTCCAAATCACTGATGCGTCTGCGAACTGCATTGCTTATCTGACGGACACGATATGTCCGACCCTGAACCTCTATCGTACACGGAGCACCTTGGCGAACCGCCATCTCGCTCTCGTTCAAGCCGTGTAAATCAATTTCCTTATTATCCATATCTTATTATCCATACTTGATTCTTAAAAAGGGCAAGCAGGCTAATGCCTACCTGCCCAAGACGAAAGAAAGAGAAGAAATGAGAGTAATCCTAATAAGACAACTCAATGCCGTTCAGAAGCATGAACGTTCCGAGCTTGGTAGTGTCCACAAACTCTGCGGTGGCAGTACCCTTGACGAAGAAGACACCATCCTCGCGGGTGATGGAAGCGACAATCTTTGCCTTCGGGAAGACAATAGCCTTGTCTGCAACATCGTTGGCAACCATGATAGGACGGACGGTCACAGGGAGGTCAACAATCTTGACTGCTCCTGCACTTGATCCGAACGGGCCGCTTGAGCTGACGGCAGAAGCAACATCTTCTGCCTTCATGAATGCCTTGAGGATGTTCGGAGACATGGAAGCCATGAGGAACTCAAAAGCGAAAGTTCCCGCAGTGGTCTTGGTGGTGATGATGTTACCCTTCTCATCCTTTACGGAATCAACGGTAGGATCGTCACCTGTCCAGTTGGTAGAGTCTTCCTTGACCTGACCGACACTCTTGGCGGTAGCGAAAAGGGTGTCAAGGGTTCCTGATTCGTATGCGGAATCGGCAGCAACATCACCTACAATGATGTCACTTACACCTGCGAATACCGAGGTAACGTTATCAAATTTTCCAATAGCCATAATTATAAATGCGTTTGGTGATTATCTATTAAACTGTATGCCATTCAATGTTGATTGTGGTAAGCGAATAACCGCTTGCTTGGTCAACAAAGGTCGGTGTTATGATGTTATCAGAACTGATGCTGAAGTAATAGCCTTCGGATACTATCCCGTCAATACTGCCAAGGTGCTCAAGTATGGCATCCAATCGGTTGTTCTTGATGACTCCATTGCCAAGAGTTTTGACAAATATCGTCAAAGCAATAGCACCGTAAAGATACCCCTTGGGATTGGTGTTCGACTTGACCGAACCGTTGAGTTCAATCTTGATGAACTCCTGTGGCAGTTTGTCCGTTGGCATCTCTCCGTGGGCATAAGCCTTCAGTTTGACCTCGGAGTAATGGCCGGTCGGGATGATTATCCTTCCGTCCAATATCTTCTTCAATGCCCTGTCGGGATGTGCGGTCAGTATCGTCATACTATATGGTCTTCAAGTTACTTATAATGGATTCGTATATGATGTCTTTAAGGTCGCTAAAGTAATTGTATCTATCTTCAATGTAGAAGGCATAAGGGACTGCCGAGAAAAGGACGAACCATACGCCTTTGCTATATTCTTTTGATGCCGCTTCAAGCGCATCCGAAAGATACTGATAACCCCAAATATTATAGATATTCGTGTAATTGAAACCCGAACTCTGTGGCCTTGTCGCAATCTGTGAAGGGACATATCTCGTCAATTTTCCATTGGTATACACACCTATTCCCGTAGCATCACGGAGGTTTCCCGTGTATATAGGAATGGCTTTTTGCGAATCAATGTACTCTATCACATCCTGCGCTAAAGTAGCAAGGTAACCCGAGAGATTGGCGATATGTTTATCGAAAACCTCGTCAATCTTTTTGTCAATGATCTTCTGATTCTTTGACAAGAGTTGTTGCCTTGACTTTTTAGCCATTACGAATCCTCAAAAGCCTGTTTCAGTTCAATCTTGGTAATGTCTATTGTCTGCATTATCCTCAAACGGACATCCCGTACCGAGCTTGCGAACGCCTTGATCTCCCTACCGCTCTCCGTAGTGATGGTGATACTATCATTGATGTTGATGATAGTATCGTTGCTCGGAAGAAAGACGGTTGGAGTGCGGGTCAGCATATTGGATGACCAATTCTTGCCACCTTCCTCGTACAAGCACGCTCCCCGATAGATAACATCCTCTATAGGGTTATCGTACTCATCCACTTCTCCGATGCCCCGTGCAATGGTACAAGTATCCCTGAATTTAATGAGATTCATAGACGATACCGAGTATAACCTAAATCATATATCCCGCCAGAGTCGTGTGACGATTCAATGTCGAAGCCGTGCTTCAAACGGAGGTTATCCGCAAGCGATTGGAATCTCTCCCTATCTGCCATTGTGATAGTATAACCTCCTTTGGAAACCTTTACATCTCCGACCTGCTCCGTATATCCGCCTCCGGCAAAAACACCGAGTACAGAATAATATACGGTAGAGGAAGCGTAATCAAGGCGCTTCTGAAAATCTTCGTCCCTGACCGAAGGATATGCATCATCCTTCAAGTCAAATGGCTCCAAGCCGACCTCAATCGGACTCTTTGCCGAACGTTCAAGAACGGCATCGGTCAAGTCAAGACCGAATACCAGTGACCTCAAATATTCCTCTACCGTCATATCTATTCCTTTTTAGAGTTACTACTTGGTCTTCAGACGGAACATATCCTTCGGCCTTGAAGGAACTGCGAGAGCGGTGAGCTCCGATGCCCAATCCTGAACCTTATGCTTTGCATCGTACCTGTACTCGATGATACCTCTGTTGCCAAAGATGAGAGCAGAGATAGCGGATGAGTCAGGACGAAGAGGAGTAACGTTCTTCATAGTACCGATTTCTCCCGCAGGTCTTGCAAGGTAGGTATCGGCATTGAATGCACGAAGCTTCTCGCGCTTGAGGGACTTGCTTTCGGTATCCCATTTCTCAATACCGCATACGGTCTTGCTGAACTCAACAGGAACACCGCAGAACTTGATGAAGGCGTTCTTGATGACATCATCGGATGAAGCGTTGGTAACTGCCATAGCAGAAGCATCGGTGGTAGCATCCTTACCGCCTGCCAAGAGGGTAGGCATGATGATGTATCCGAGAGCAGTCTGCCACTTGCTGTGCTTCATATCCTCAAGGAAGGACTTCTCGTCAACCTCAAGAACAACATCGTCATAACGCCCCTTCGCCTTGGAGATAAGGTCTTTGATGTCCTGCGTAGGGTTACAAGCAGTACCCTCCGTTGCCTTGGTAGCGTCAGTGAACCACCTCTTGGTAGTGGTCAGAGTGGTAACGTTCTCTGTAGGCACCTGTGCCGAGAAGGTGACATTCTGAATACCCCTTGGGTTGTTGGCATCGGTAAGAGTAACCGCACCTGCGGATTTCATCTGACCAACCTGATAGTTGAGAGATCCGATGTGTGCATCCTGAAGGTCGGTGAGACCTCCAAAGAGGAGCTTGGTGAGCATAGCGGCAACGGACTCGCTTGAGTCAGAGCCGGTCAGCCTTGCAGCGGTGTTGAGTCTCTCAATAAGCATCATCTGCTTACGGTAGTCGTTCTCACCGATGATGAAGCGAGCCTTCTGTCTCGGAATGGAGCCACGGAGGATTGAACCTACCTTGTTTCCGATTGGAATAGCCTCGGAATTGAGGTCAACATAGGTAGCCATGACCTTGATGTCGTTCTCAAGCTCCAACTGCTCATAGGTGAAATCCACCTGCGGGATGTCCCACCTCTCAAAGCCGGAGAGGTTCAGTCCCTCACTCTCCCTTGAAGCGAGGATGTCGTTGTAGTAAACCTGAAAAGCCTCGTTCGAGGTCAGACCCTTAATAGCCATAAGGGTATCAAGTCCGAAAATCTTATTCATAACTTACACTCCCTCCACGAATGAAATTCTGCCTTCTACTGCTGCACGGACATTGGCTGCAAGAGCAGCGCCCCTTGAAGCAAGATACTGGCCTTTTGTTACTACTGTTCCTGTTGCACCTGCATTGCCGATAACAACATCCTCAAGAAGCAGACCTGTTACAACAGGGCTTGGTGAGGAATCTTCGGATGTATAAACGGTAGCCGCACCACCCGGCTTGGATACCTTAACTGCGGTTCCCGCAGGAATCACAGTGCCTGCACTACCCGTGAGGACACAGCCGCCAGGGTAGGTCTCGTCAACGGAAAGCCACAGGGGAGTCTTCCCTGCATCAAGGCTCTCACGACCGCCAACGAATGAATTTCCGTAACCTTTCATCTAAAGTACGTTTTTAGTGTTAAACAATAATCTACTTCGATTCCTCCTTCTTAATCAGACCCTCTTTCTCAAGAAGCTTTCTGTCCGATGAGAAATCAAAACGCTTCGGATCATCATCGTCCTTCGGGAACGGCTTGCTTGTGTCAACTCCTTTTGCAGAGACAAGTGTGGTAAACGTATCCATCGCCTCCTTCTGCAACTCCTCAAGTGTCATCTTCTTGCCACCTGCCTCAAAGAGTCTCTCCGCAATCTTCCAAGCCGAATCACGTTCCGCAGTGTATTTCTTCGCATAGTCATTGGCGAAGAACCCACTCTTGGCACCGTCATACACCAGCTTGGCTGCTGATGCTCCCTCAAAACCACTGATCTTCTCCTGTAAAGGCTTTACCGCTTCGGCAACCGCTGCTGCAATGATGTCCTTCAGTTCAGGCTCATTTGGCTTCGGCTTCGGGTCATCAGGCTTCGGTTCATCCTGCTTCGGTTTGCCTTCCAAGGCTTTGAGCTTGGTCTCCAACTCATCCTGCTTCTTCTTTGCTTCAGCAATAGCCGCACGATGCTTGTCTCCCATGCTCTGATAGGACTTGAGTAACCCCTCCGCACTCGCTACGAATGATTCAAGGTTCTCGTCTGTGATGAAAGTTTCTACGGATGAGGCGACCCTTTCAAAAACCTCGTTCTCCAGCCCCAGATTCTTGTACTTCTGTTGCAGGGCATCCATGATTTTCTTCTTCATATTGCTCGTATTTTAACAAAAACGAGCCATATCCGAAAGTTAGATACGGCTCAAAGGCTCAATGTGTGTGTATGTCTACAATAGATCCAAGGTGCTTACCTTCGGGAGATCGCTGTACTCCGTCTTGTATTGCCCTCCTGAAATCGTTACCTTGATTTCCCTATGGCAACTGCGACAGTAAAAGTACAATGTACCCTCGGTATCATCCGATACTCTTCCGAGAAAACGAGGCTTCTTGCCTTTGTTCTCGCATTCGTGACAAAAAATATTAATCATAGTAGATTCTTTTATCCGTACAAATCTATAAATAAATAAGTTAAGTTCAAAACAAATTTGTTACATTTGTGATGTGTTCAAATTGATTGACGAAAATACACCATTCCCGAAACTCTACCCGGGAGTATCACGAAAGCCTCCTACCGTGTCCGACAAAGGTTGGGATAAAGTAGGAGACTACACGTTGCGTGATAAGATTGACTTCATTCCACAGGCAGGAATGCAGGAGAGGGTTGTTGCTTGCAACTCCAACCTCATCTTCCTATGCGGAGAGTCGCAGATGGGAAAAGCACAACCTTACGATGCGAAAGTCCTGACCCCTGACGGATTCGTGAGAATGGGAGACATTAAGGTAGGCGATGTGATTTGCGGCTCCAATGGTGGGACACAACGGGTTCTCCGTATCTATGAGCAAGGGGAGAAAGATGTTGTCCGCTTTACTATGAGGGATGGCTCGTCAGCCGAGTCAAGCCTTGACCACCTTTGGAAGATAGACTGCACCGTCATCCAAGGGGAGCATATAAGCGGACTCTATACTACCTCGGAGATTGTTGATATGTTCAACAGCAGAAGCAGACGCAAAGGTGGTATAAGGAATATATGCTTTCCTATATGTGGCTCGGTTGACTTCAACCCAAAGAAAGAATTAAAGATCGAGCCTTATCTGCTTGGAGTTTCTTTGCGGGAACATAAAGAAGATGACTTTATCCCAAAAGAATATCTCTTTGCATCAAAGGAGGAGCGTTTAGAACTGTTATGCGGAATACTTAATATCAATGAAATTCCACAAATACATTCCGTTGGAATAGATTATACTACATCAAGCGAAAAACTTGCTAATGATATTAAGTTTCTTGCCCAATCGCTCGGTTATACTTGCAAGATGAGCAAGACATATAACTCATATTATCGGATATATATAAAGTTAGGAGGAAAGAGACTACTGCATTATCTTGAGTCCGTGGAGCATGTAGGCAAGAAGAATTGCAGATGCCTTCTCGTATCAAACGATGACCACCTGTATATAACCGATGACTTCCTTGTGACCCATAATACCTATTCGATGTTCCTCAAGGCTCTGAACGGTATCGGAAAGCAGGGATATACAGGTCGTTTCATCTCCGTCCGTCTTCAGGACTCAAAGAAGGGTTCATCTATCTTCCGTGATGCTGTTGAGGTAATGGGCAATTTCGGTGGATGTCAATACAGTTCCGTTGATTACCCGACATTCAATTGGCCTCGGTGGAACAACTCCGTTCAGCTCATACACTCTAACTTCAATGTTGAGAACCCAGGGGAGTGGGACCTCTTCAAGGACTATGCGAAGAAGAATCAGGCTTCGTACATCGGAATAGACGAGGCTACCGAAATGAAATCATTTAAGATGTTCTCATATTGGTTCTCCCGTAATAGGGATAGCTCGGGTATGACACCTTGTATGGTTATGTCGTTCAACTTTGAGCATGAGCATTTCACGACCACTATGCTCAAGGATGCAGGTTACATCGGAGATGATTGGTATTTCCGACCCGAGATGAACGGCAAGACAAGGTATTTCTATATCAAGGGAGATACCGAACACGATATCATTTGGGGCAATACTGCGGAAGAGGTAGCTGAAAGAGCCAATAT